GTTTTTCTCTTTCGCCATATTTTCTTTCATCATGTCTTTACGCATACATATCTCCTTAATAAATAAACATATTATAGAAACGTGTCGAAAAAATGTCAATAAATCGACACGTTCTATAATATTTTAGTATCTATCTTAAAGTTAAATAACTAACTTACTATCATTGTTGCATACGGACCAAATGCCATTGTGCCGTAAAAAATATCAACACGCATGACATCTTGATCGGTATTGATATCGTATACAATATTAACCCGTAAGGACAGATTTGTTTCAGGATCTGTAAATACTTTAGAATAAGCAGCACCAGAGGAAATTGGTCCAGGTACACATGCTAAAGTAAATGCTTCACGTGAATAAACAAAGTTTTTAATGTATTGTGTAGAAGTTCCTGGAGTAGTCACCCCCAAACAAGCTATCGGTGCATGAGTCGCTGGAGAATTAGTACAATTTTGATAAGGACCGGAAATAATAATAGCAGGATTAATATTAATACCTCCTACTGCATTTCCACTACTATCAGAATTGACAGGTGCAGTAACTACAAACTGGGCTAAATTACCTGCGCCATATCCTACTTGTTGATTATTAACTGGATTGACACCATACACGCCTGCAAATGTAATAATATCACCAACATTTAATACCCCTGTTTGTGAAGCTGTAAATCCATTAGCAATAATATTAGAACCTGTTTGAGCCGCTCCATTAACAACAGGAGTACCCGGGAAAGTCCCCGTCGTAAATATTTGTAGATTTTGATCCTCGAATAAATCATGGCTACCCAAACTACCAAGCGTTGCACGTTGTGAGATCTCTGTATTAAATGGCACGTTAAAACTGTTTTGTAGACTTGCACGTAAAGTACCTGCTGGATCTGGATGAAATGCCATATATTCAGATTTAACAACACCATATTTGCGTTGAGTTGTAATAGCCTGATTAGGAACGGCAAAAGAGGTAACACCAGCACCTGGAGTACCAACTGCTCTATAAAAATTAAGAGCGCCTGTTACACCAATTTGTGTATCCAGAATATTTGCAAGTGCTTGAGCGGCACCTTCATATACGTTAGTTTCTGGATCTTGTAAGAATCTTTGTTCTTCAACAGAGGTAAATGCAATATCAACGTGTTGTTGGTATTGAATAGTTAGGTAAGTTTGATTTTCAATTACTGCTTGTACTGCAAGAGCAGCACCTGAAGTAACTTGATAATAGACAGGCTGACGAATGCGCACTGTATTACCAATACGATATACTTGATCAGCTAAAAAATCGCCCTCATAATCTCTATTAGCAGTATGGGTAAGACCCAAGCTATTAACAAGACGAGCTAATACATTTCTACCTACAAAATCAACAAACAACAACTGGTTAGTTGTAGCCATTTAAAAATCTCCATCCTTGGAGAACACATCATAATTATGATTTATTTATTACGACGCATCCTTTCCTTTATCGATGCATTCCATTCCTTTTGAGATTTTTGTGAAGCATCTTGTGAAACAGGGTGAGCTTTTCTAGCACCGGAAGATGGTTTATTTTGAATGGGAGGAGGCAATTTACTTACTACATTTGGCTTCATTGCGCGTTCCATTTCACTTTCCATTTTTCCTAACTCTACTAATGATTCAACGGGATTGGCTGTTAAAAACCCTTGCATTATTTCAGGATTTTTACAAATGCCATACAGCAAATGAGAAACATTCGGGCTAACCTTCAAAGCTTTAGATAGCATGGGTTGATAAGAATCAATCATATTTAACTTATCAACCGTTACTACCTTATCAAAATCTTTATATATGTTTTTTTTCTGCGTTTCTTGCAGATTTTGAACAAATATTTGATCTGCTCTTTGGTCTTCTAAAATTTGCTTTTGAGCTGATTGCCAGGTTACTAAAGCATTTTTTTTACCAGCTTCAAATAATTGCATAGCTTCAATGTAAGCAGGGGTATTTTGCCCATACTCTTCAGCTTTAGGCCTACGATGAATTATCTGTGTGTTCTGAGGATCTATGTATTCATAATCTGTGACCTGAGGAACGCTAACAGGTAATTCTACCGCTTGCCTAGATTGCAATTCTTGCAATTTTTGTCTCAGTTCTTGAAGCTCTTCTTGTGCGCCATGATATTTCGCAGTAAGCTTGTTTATTTTCTTAGCAGCGTAATTCTTGACCCCTAATTGTTCTTCAGGAACTTGCTCTTCTGAATTATCTTCTTCCACAAGTTCGCTCGCAAGTTCTTCACTTTGCTCACTTGTGTTTTCAGGTAATTCAGTATCTTTCTCATCTGATTGCTCATCGTTTAAAACATCAGCAGAACTTTCAACCTTTTCAGAAGATGCTTCATCCAAAGATTTTGGAATACGGTTTAGTTGTTCTACCGGCTTATCAAGCTCGGTTTGTGAATTAATTTTGGGTGCTTTTTGCGCCATAAAAGCATCAAACTTCTGCTCGTCCATAACGCCGCCCGCAGTACCAGCTTTAATTCGGTCCATTTTGGCCTGTATTTTGGCCTCTCTATCATCCATGTGCACTCCTGTGCTTTAACCGTGTTTTAAGTCGATCACGTTGACTGTACAGCATTTGACCGTGTTTTTATTGTGGTTACGCGTTCCACACAGGATATAATATCATTATTATATAATGTAAACAATGACTAAAAATTATTATAAAATATCGCCGTCTTCCTCGTCATCGGGTTCTTCTTTATTTTTTTTAATTATTTTAATATTGCTAATGGGTGTAACAAGTTGTTCTTCTTTTAACAAAGCCAACTTTTTTTTGAGAATTTCTAATTTTGCCGGCCCCTCTTCTAATATAGATTCTAAGTCATCAATCTTTTTTTCCAATTTTTCTATTCTTTCCATCAAGTTAACCTCATTTAATAATTTGGTACGTTCAAAATGATCCCGCTTTTCAAAATCATAATTTTTACCACAGATGTCTAATTTTACTAAAAAAAACTTGCTTATTTTTTTTAATTTATCAAGACGCTGCATATTATTTCCAATAATATCTAGAAAATGTTCTTTTTGCATACTGGGCAATTTACTTCGAGCAATAGATGATTCAATGGCTAAAATTGACTTTATTGCTTCTTCACAAAATATTTCTTTTATAGCCAATCCTTCAAACATAGTTCTACGTGAAACAAAATCTTTTTGAGATTTAAAAATATGAAGATTGTCATATTGAACTGATGGATGCATGTTAACTTCCCTTTTAATAAAAATCCTTGGAGCCGGATGAAGGAATCGAACTCTCATTGGCGCATTACAGGTGCGCTGCTTTACCATTAAGCTAATCCGGCTATTGGCTCCGAATTATGGATTCGAACCACCGACCACATGGTTAACGGCCATGAGCTCTACCACTGAGCTAATTCGGAAAATCACTAAAGTAGCATGAATATATTAAACTAATTTTAAATGATAATCAACCATTTTTCTAATCTAGGAAATATACAACAATAGTGTTGCATATACAACAATAGTGTTGTATAGTGTTGCATATTTTTTATGGATTTATTATGCAAAACTTAGAATATAGAACAGTTGCAAAACAGCTTCAAGGATTTAAATAATGGGCCACATAATCTCAATAGTAGGAAAGAAAGAATACATATGTTTTTATACGAGTGGAAAGAAAAAAAGTTAAAAGGAATGTGCAATGATTTTGATATTCCTGAAGAACTATTAAGAGATAGTAAGATATTATTGGCTTGTTACTCGGATGAATGTTATGCAGGAAACGCGTTTGTTCTTTATGAAAATAATAGAAAATTATTTGAAGTTAACGGCTCTCATTGTTCATGTCATGGATTAGAAGGGCAATGGAAACCAGAAGAAACTACATTTGAGGCTTTAAAGAAACAATTGGAAGCAGACGCATTTAAATACCGTGATTTTAAACAAGAAATCACTCAAGTTGTTAATGAATTAGGAACTTACGTAAAATAATGGGCCACATAATATCAATAGTAGGTGAGAAGGGCGGAACAGGTAAGAGCACCATTGCTCAGAATCTAGCTGTTTATTTTTCAATTAAATTCGATCCATCATCAGGCTACAATCTTAAAGAAGTTGCATTAGTTGATACTGATAACCAATGCAGCAGCTCAATGTGGGGGGACACCAGAAATACTAATAAAAATATTATACTTTCTAAAATAAGCGTCTACGAAAAAAGCGGAAATATAATTCATGCTAT